CAGCCCAAATACTTCTCATTCCCGGCTGGTATCTAGCCAACCTAACGTATGGCTCCGTAACAGGATTGCCATGCTTGTCTTTTTCTCCATCTTTAGGAATATATAAAACCTCACATTCTCCAGGAACTATTTCCACTGGTGGATAATAAGGATACCTGTTTGATGGGTTCTTAGCTAATTGAAATGTAATCGTTGATTTTTTTATGTCAGAAGAGTTTCTGACAGCTTGTGTCGTATTCATTTTTTTTAATTTAAGTTTGTTTTATTTTTTATTTAAATAAAGGAGAGAACCTTTATACGTTCTCTCCTTTGGTATTGTTTGAGATATTAAACTCTCTTGATGAAACCGTATTGGTTAATCGCCTGTGCTTCTAAAGCGCAGTGAGCTTGGTATCTTACTTCTTCGAAATCGTCACCGTCTGAAGAGTCAGTTAATCCATTGAAATAAACGATGTCTAATTCTCTAGATTTACCCTCACCAGCTAAGTATCTTTTTCTTAAAGATGGGATTGAACTACCTCTTTCTTTTCCACCAACAGCCTTTACAGAACCAGATGGAATAGTGAAAGCTTCATACTTGTAACCGAATCCATCAGCACCAAGAGTTTGAAGATCGTTGAACGATTTCATTGGTCTCTTGTCGTAAGTATAAGAACCTACAGTGAATTTTTGGAAACTAAGGTTAACAGCTTTCTCTTGGTCCATGCTAAATGCACCGTAAGTCATTGCACCATTCTTAAGTCTATCTCCTAACTCTTGATCTAATTGTTGATCGATAGCAATACCAGAGAACATAAGGTTGTTCATTTGTGCTCTTTGAGCATCAATTTCGATATTGTAATCATAAAGATCAGCAATAGTTACACCAGAAACAGAAGAGTAGTTTAAGATATTACCACCATCTAAAATAGTAGATAATAAACCTCTAGTCAACGCTAATGGAGTATCAGTAGTTTGGAAAGTACTAGCTAAAGTAGTGTTAGATAATTCTTCACCAACTAAAAGGTTCAATTCAGAGATGTTCATGAATTGAGCGTAAGCATCAGCTTCACCTTTAACTTGAAATTTAGATTCACCTGAACTCTTCTCAGTATACCATAACTTAACTAAAGCTTCAGTACCAGTCACTCTCATTCTGTGCTTGATGATTTGTAGCTTCTCAGTATACTTAGTTGATTTAGTAGTCATTGGAGCTTGGAATCCAGTTCCCTCACCATGAGCATTACCATAAATGATAATTTCATCAGCAGATGGAACAGATGGAATCGTGTCAGCACTGTTGATTGGGGTAGCAGCAAAAGATGTACTACCTGTTACAACAGTTACGATAGCTTTAATGTAGTTACCACTAGAAACAATAGTTCCTGAAGCAGGCTTAATCATAACCAAATCATTCACCTTAACCGGAGTTGAAACGATTGATGGTGTAGCTGAAGTATCGTAAGGAGCAGCAGATGGCACCGTTACTTTAGAGTCAGCATGAATTGTAAACGTTACAGAACCACCTGCAGCACCAGCACCAGCATTGGTAGCTTTGATCTTAGGCATGATTCTGTCTTTCTCAAAACGAGAAAATTGAGCAGCAGAAGTTGACTTCTTTGCATCAGTGAAATCCAAGAATCCAACAATTGAACTCATGTATCTCTGAACCTGCACATTAGAAATGTCTGGTTCGTGTGCTTCGTAAAACGAAACAAAATTGTGATTATTGGCTGTATTAACAGCACCTGTACTGTATGTTGGCATAATAAATTATTTTTTTTAAAATTAAAATTAACTATTCGCCTCTAACGCTATCTTAGCAGCTTGAGACAAACCTTGATCATTGTTCGGAGCAGCACCATCACCTTTATTAAAATCAATATTGTTTATGTCTTTGACTTCCTTTCCTGCCCCAGCAGATTTACCCTGGGTATATGCAATCTGGATGTCTCTTTCATAGTTTATGATTTTATAACTATCCTCAGATAACTGTTCCATTTTTATTATTCCGTCTTCATCTTTCCATCGCTTGTCTATGAAATTCTGCCCGCTTTCGTCTTCAGATAAAAACTCTCTAACGCCATTTCGGTCTTCTTCAGAGGCAGCTAAATCTAAACTTGCTGGGTTTTCTTTCGTTCCAACTTCAACCTTAAATCCGTTAAGACTACCTATAGCCTTATCATAGTACTCTAATCTAGCTTTAGTCTCTTCTTCGGTTTCTGCCGGTACAACAGGCTCTGTACTTTTTGGAGCCGGAATACTTAATTCATCAATATTAATAGAGTCTTGAAATTCTTTCAAAGCATTCTTAGCTTCCCTAGACTGACGATCTAACCTTGCGTCTAAATCATCATATTGGTCTTGAGTAATCCTTTCATCCTCTATCATCTCAGCTATTTCAGCTTCAGACTTTCCTAGTAGGTCGTAAGGTCTTAACTCAGCAGCTAATCCTTTTTCACTAATTTCTGGATCTTTCATTTGCTCATATTCAGATATAAGTTTGAATCTATCCATTTCATCGAAATTTCTAGACTTATACTCTACAATGTCTGAAAAAGTAACCCCCTCGCCATAAGCATCCTCAACCTGAGAATCCAGAGTCTCCATTAGAGTTTTCCCGGATACGGTTTCTTTTAAATTATTGTAGGCTTCAAACATATCTTCTGTTGAAGAAAACTCTCCATCAGTAGCACTTGAAATCTCCTCTCTAATCAAAGAACTAGTGTCTTCTTTTTCCGGTTCTACTACCGGGTTTTCCGGTTCGACCTCCGGATCAGGATCACCATCTGTATCCGGTTTAGGATCTTCAGGTTCGCCGTCAGTGTTTTTTTCTTTATCTTCTGGATCATTATTTTCTAAATCACCATTGTTTGATGCTACGTTATTTTCAGTTGGAGCACCCTCACCATTGTTTTCAGGTTCACCATTTTCATCCGGTTTAGGATCTACAGGTTCACCATTGTTATTGTTTTCTTCTTCTGGTTGGTTATTTATTGCTTCATAACCATCTTTCATTGGAAATCCAAATTCGTTTTCTTCAGCCATTTTTATTAAGTTTTATTTAAGTTTATTTAATATATTACAAATAAATGACTTATATTTGTAAAACAGTTTTACAATTGTCAAAACTTTACTATGGCTGAACTAAATAATAAGAAAATCAGAGATTTAAGGCTAAATAGCCTATTAAAGAATGGGGAATTTATCTCTGTTAAAAGACTATCTGAAGATCTTGGAATATCTCATAGAGTAGTATCAAGGATGGAGAATGACCGGGAATACAACCCAGGAGTGCTCAATATGCTAAAAATAGCAGATTACTTTAATGTAATGATTGATGATCTACTGATTAAGGATTAACATCAGTAGATCTTTCAGCAGCACCGCCAGGATTACTCATAATCTTTGGAGCATCAATACCCATACTAACAGAGCCCTCACCACTTTCCTTTTCACCAGCTTGTTGTTTTTCAATCAACTGACCTTTCCAGTAGTTCTCTCTATCTATTAACTTCATCTTCTCTGTGGTCCCATGAGAAGTTAACTCTTTCTTGAGGGCCATCTTTTCTCTTTCAACTGAGATGTCAGATTCTGCTTTAGATTGATTCTTGATTTTTTCAGCTTCAGCAGCAGCCATTGCAGATTGCTTTTCTCTTTCTGCTGTTATCTCTTCCTTTTGTTGAAACTCGAGCATCTTCTCTTCAGCAAACTTCTTTCTTCTATAAATAAGAAGTCTTTCTGCTTTCTTGATGTTCATCACTCTTTTTACCTCAAGGTAATCTTCAGGGCGTATCTCTTGGTTCTGTAATGCTATATCTAACATCTTAAGAAGTTGCTCTATCTGATCGTCAGTAGGTAATGCTTCTATTTTAATGCCGAGCTGAGTCATAGTAGTCGATTCCGCAAACTCCACAGACTTAACACCTAACTCACCTATAATATTGTCATACTCTTTTATTCCGTCGCCATACTCAACTTTATATTGAACCATTCTAGCGATAACCTTACCTATTGGAGCGTAAACACCATCTAGGAATCCTTTATAAGTTTCTCTAGTTGTATTGTTTGAAGCTAATAACCTCATTTTTTCAATACCAACCAAAGCATCCTTATCCGGAGAGCTACCATCTCTAGCATCATTAATCCCTCCATTACTTCTTATATGCTCTATCTCGTTGATGATGGCATTATCAATCGCCACAAGTGATTGAGCAAATGCACTTCCTAATTCTTGTACAGGAAGACCATTAACAGGATCACCGTTAACATCTGTTCTACTAAAGAACAACACACCTTTCTGCTTGTAAAGTTTTACAATCTTTAATGGATCAGTAGTCTTTAGCGCAGCCATAACATCTGACAATCCAGAAACATCGATAGCAACCCCTGTTGGGTTCATCTCGGCGATAACGTGTCTTTTTCTTAAGACCAACAACTGTATAGTGTCGATATTTGGCTTTATAGTCTCAACAAAAGAACTACTATTTCCATCTCTTAAGTTTGGTTCAAAATATATATACCTATGTAAAAGCATAGGTGAAATAGATTCACCTGGGGCAGTTTGTGGTCTAAGTATATTTTTTGATCTTTCATACCCCATTAAGATATCAGAGTTAACAACCCATATACCCTCGTAAGACATTTGAACTTCCTTATTAATCACCTCTATATTTCTTCTACTTCTTTCTGGCTTTTTATATCCATATGATTTTTTAGATATATGTTTTCCACCATACTTATCCTCTTTCTCAGCGTATGTGTATTTATCAGTAGTATAGAATATAAAATCCAACACCTCTATTCTATAATCAGAATAAGAATATTCCTCTCCATCGTAAGTTCTTCCGTTATCGAAGTTGGTTCCGAATCTCCATGCTGAATTACCATGTTTTTTAGAGCTAGCTCTAGCTATATCAAACCACTGTTTTTCAGATACTTCATTATGAACATCTCTTTCTCTAAGGTCTCTAATAGACATTAAAACTTTCTCTGCCTGATAAGCAACATTCGAGTGGTCAGGTTCGTTAGTATAAGAAGAGTAATAATTTAAAGGAGCATCAACATACCTTAACTTTATCTCGTTGTTTCTGTCGAAGTACAAACGAACACATCCTTTGTTGTTTTCAACAAAATCCCTAATAACCCTTTTCTTTAACTTTTCATCCCATAAGTTTTTTGTTAACTCAAAATCAACAATACTCTCCATTCCTATCTCTATGGCCTGCTTATATTCAAGGTCCATATAGATGTCGATTTCCTCCGGACTGTACGGTATAAAGTCCTCTTTCTTTTCTAATACCAAGCCAGACTCCTGCTCCATAGCAGCAATATCGCGTTGTCTAACTAGCTGACCATAAAATTCATCCCTCTTTTTTCTCTTCTCTTTTTTTGAATTATTATCGATTGCGTTGAACTGAATCTTATGATCCTGATTCATCATATCACCAACAATAGTATCAACATATTTCTTACATGGAGTTTGAACACTCCAATCGATATTCATGTAACTTTTATCTCCCTTGTTATCTATCTCAGCATCAAGAAGACCTTTGTACTTATCTACGTTTTGCTTGTTTGCAGCGTACTTTCTATTTTCCTGGGCATTAACCCTCCTGTTAGAAGAGTGATCTTCGACTAAACCTTTGTAATATATGTACTTAGCTATCTTTCTCCCGTAAGACTTCTCTTCCTTTAGTTTAGGATCAAGAGTATCTATAGGGAATGGATTTTTCTTTAATTGTTCTTCTAATTTATATTCAGATGATTTTTTGCCCATTTTGTAAAAAAATATAGTATTTTAACAAAGATATGAAATATTATTGTACTTTTATTATCTTATATGTTATAAGTCTTTATTAGAGTCTTTAAACTAATGTCTATTTCCTCTTTATTTGCTCTTTTCTCTCTTTTCCTTGTTGGTGTAACGCCAAGCAGAGCTATCATAGATGATACCGTCTCATCATAGATGGTCCACTTGTTTGCATCGAACTTCAACCAATCCTCTATCTGACTATCAAAAGGACAGTTTCCGTATAGATCATCACGTAAATCCTTGTCAGGCCAACCAAATTCCTCTTTCTGGACCTCTTTTGAGATTTTACCAACATATTTATGTATGTATGTTATCAGGTTATTTATGGCTTGCTGCCTAACAATACCGCCAGACATAGATACACCATCTATATATTTTTTGCTGGTTGACTTGGTAAATTCGCTCTGCTGTGTTTTTTGTACATAATGATGATACCCCAGCCTGTTCATGTGATTTAATAACCCTGGCTTCTGATTCTCACAATAAATCTTCATACCATAAAATATAGCAGCCATAATCATGTCCTCATAAAAAAGATCCGGATTACCTCTCCTACCTACATAGTTAAAGAAATACCCATTACTATTTGTAGGGTTGTTGATATCAAACCGCTTAAACCCACTTGCTGCAGCATTAGATTGCTTATCAGCAACAGTCTCCTTATGGTCATATGGATCGACACCTATACACCCTGTATGAGCAAATAACGGCTTTGGGTAGCCCCTACCATCCATTTCAAACTTGCACCTGTTGTCTGCTTCTGGCATCCAAGTAATCTCAAAGAACCCATCCGGATCATCATAGAAAGCAACCTTATGGTTTACCATATCTTCAAACACAAAATTACCTCTTCTTATAATGCTATTGCTTAATGTTTCGTTAAATTCCTTTTGTTCATATAGTTTGTGAGCAGGGAATACTTGGGTTCCTACCGTAGTATAAAACGCCTCTTTTGCGGTAAAAGGGAACTTCCTAACTTCACCAGCAAGCTTCATTCCAGTAAGACCATCTCTCTGAGCCATAAGAGCCTCTTTAGCTCCTTGAATGTCAGAATACCCATATTTATTAATAAACCCCTCTAGGCCATAGTAAGCTGGCTTAAAGTACCTATACATACCGGACTTAGTTCTACCATCCTTTTTCCTGTCATTAAAGTCTGAATTATCATAAATATCTAATGCAGCTTGACCACCTTTTCTTTCTAGCTCTTCAA